CGAGCCATTGGGGATATTAAGATTACCTTGGAACAGAGCATTAGCACCGCTGTTGCCCTTCAGCATTTGAGATCCAGCGTTATATATTATTAACTGACCGCTATCGTTTGTTAGTTGACCAAATGTTGTTCCGTTGGCTTTTAATTTAATATCATTCCCAGCGGCATCAAGAACAATATCGCCTGCGGCATCAATAGTAAAATCACCGCTATGTCCGCTTGCTTGATTGGTTGCTATTTTATTAGCATCTATTGTGATGTTATCTACTACAACACCTGCGTTGGCTGTCACGCTACCTGAGAATGTGGCGTTGCCATTAGATGCAAGATTTAAAGCTCCTGAGTTACTGCCTACATCAAAGTTTATTTGTCCGTCAGACTTTATCCTTCCCCCTGCACCTGTACCATGAAGTTGTATATAGTTGCCGCCAGTTTTTTCTACTTTTACTACAGTATCTGAACTCGTTTCAACGTGTAACGCTGTGTCTGGATTCGTAACGCCCAACCCTAGTCGCGAGGTAGAACTATCCCAGAACAAGCCTTGTGCCGCAGAGTCATTATAGAAGCTGATGTCACCGTTGTTATCTATTTTTAAACGCTCAGTTGCGTTACCAGAGGAATTCATAGTGTAAAACTTTAAAAGTCCACCATATCCCCCTGCGGAGTTTCTTTCCCCGTGTACGCTTGCCCAACGTAAACCTCCGTTAGACCAAGAAATTGCAGGCATTGCATAACTTGTGCCACTACCACTCGCACTGTTACGAATGTCGAATCCGTAATTAATACCGTTTCCTGTATTGCTTGTATCTACAGTAAGGCTATCGGCTGTCACTGAGCCAGTAACGTCAATTCCGCTGGTGCTAATAGTTAAAGGTGTGGTATCTAAAGAAGAACTTGCGCTCAATCTAAAGTTAACGTCCTGACCTACAGTGCTGTGGTCAATGTATGCCGCGCCTGTTGGTTTAAACCTAATATAATTATTAGCGTACTCAGAATCATTAACGCCAACTTTTAATAAACCTGAAGCATCTATATCTCCCGTAGCACTTATGCCTGTAGAGGTGGTGGCTAGTCGCTGTGTATTGTTGTAGTACAACTCTACTGCGCCATCTGTAGTGCCTTTGACTTTCCATTCGTTACCAGCAGAGTTAGTAATCCCTACATTAGTATCGCCTGCTAAATATAGATTTCCTGTGCCAGCATCTTGAATGTAACTATGGTTACCATCATGATAAATCTGTAAATCATTACCCGCACCAAACTGAGCCTTGACGTTATCGCCTAGAGATAGGTTGCCTGTGAGACTGCCGCCACTGAGGGGTAGGAATGAGCCTGTGCTACCGACTTCTACTATAGACTCAGTGCCATCATCTTTCTTAATGTACATCTTGCCGTGATAGGTGTTAATACCTACTTCACCAAGGGCTAGGTCAGATGTAGAAGGTATTCCACTAGCCCCTGATTGTGCTGATCTTTTTAACTTAATCGTTTGTGCCATATGGCTCCCTTATGTGCGTATATACGCTAGAGATTTATTTATGAGAAAGTACCGCCGTCAATTGCTATGTTTTCAACGTTTAAAGCTGACAAAGTGCTAGTATCAAGAACATTAGGATTTAATGCTGACCCTGTACCTATAGACCATCTATCAGTTGTTTCATTCCAAACAATAAACGCATTTACTGATGTTCCTCTTTCAACTTCAATACCTGCTTGACCGCTTGGAGTTCCAGTAACATTTTTATTAAGAAGAAGAACATTATCTTCAAAAACTACAGTTGAGCTATCAATAGTTGTTGTAGTGCCTTGTACAGTAAGATCTCCAGTTATAGTAACAGCATCGCTTATTGTAACAGTTGATCCGCTAGTAGACAGTGTATCTCCACTTAAAGTAAAGTTTCCTAACTTACCATCTACATAAGCTTTTACTGCTTTTTCAGTAGGTACTGCATCATCGCTGTTTCCTGCAAGACCAGTATCAATGCTAAACTCATTAATGTCTGTGCCACTAGCCAACTGAAACTTACCAGCGGTAACTTGAGTTTTAGAGGAACTGTCAGTAGTGAGTTTTAAATCTCCGCCACCTTTAACTTTAACATTACCGTGGTGATCTGTACCTGAAGTATTAGTAGAGCCAAACATTTCAAAACAATACTCTGCTCCGTCTCCACTATCAGCAACAGCAACTCCTCCTGTTTGGAACTTACCATTTAAACTGTTAATTCTTATATTAGTACTGGCTCTTACTGCGCCATCGGTATCGCCAAAAAGTTTTAAAATTTCGTCTGCGGCAATCTTAAAAACAGTTTCTCCGCTACTGTTTGTTTGAAAGAAAGTGTCACCGTTAGCATTTTTTACTTCTAAATCATCAGCAACTAACTTTAAGTTTCCTGTTCCTCTATCTTCAATAACTGAATTAGTACCATCATGGTAAATATTCAAGTCACCGCCAGTTTGAGCGCCCATTTTAATTTTTAGGCTATCACCAAAAGATATATCTCCAGTTAAGGTTCCACCGGCCTTGGGCAGTGCGTTTGTGGCAAGTGTGCCTTGTGCCGCTGTAGCATAGTCTGAAGAACTGAACGCTTTTACTTGAGCAAGATTAGTGACTTCAGTGTCCATCAAAGCACCGGCGTTTGTAACAGAAGTAGCTGTTACTTCATCGGCAGACACTACGCCATTAGCGGCTATAGAAAGTCCAGTGCCTATTCTAATAACTCCTAAGTTATTTGCAGAGGCTACAACACGTGCATCTGCGGCATTGGTTTCATTTGCCGCACCAATTAGGTCTAGCTTGTCAGTAAAGTCTTTACCACCGATAACGCTGATATCTCCGCTAGCGCCTCCGGGATCCCCTATGTAAAGTTTTTTATTACTGCTATGATGAAGATAAGCTAACTCACCATTTGCAAGTGATGAAGGTACGTTAGAGCCTGTACTTCTTTTGATTTGAATTGTTTGTGCCATTGTCTTAAATCCCTAGTATTTGTTAAAAATTCCCTGCGTCAATCTGAAAATTATTAAACGAATTATTGCTTAAGCTTAGATCGCCAGTTAAAGTTCCGCCAGTAAGAGGTAAAAATTGACCACTTGATGTTACGCTTGACCATCCTGTTCCTGTATATACACGTAGTACATCCAAAGTAGTGTCAAAGTAAAGACTACCTAACGCTAAACTATCGCCATCATTATCCGCTGTGGGAGCACTAGTTTTAGAACCTAGGTATGTGTCATCAAAATTATCAAAAGCGGTTAGTGCTGAAGTTGCACTTTGGGAGGCTTCGTTTGCTTTTGTAGTAGCAATGAGGGCTTGTTGGGTTATTTCGTCTAATTGGCCTAGACTAGTGGAAGTACCCGAACCACCTGTGCCTCTAAATATAGCCATAAGCGCCTCTGTTGAATAAAATAAAAAGAGACTCCCCTATAAAAGAGGAGTCCCTAGTTTTCTTACTTAGCCGTTTACAGCCAATACAATACCTGCTTCAGGACGCATTACCTGCGTACCGTATAAAGTGTCAGCAGTGTACAGAGTACCAAGGAACTCTTGCTTGTACTGAGTCTGAGAACGTACACCCTGCTGTTCAGCAAGAACCATAGCGTCCTTGTGAAGTAACATAGCGCCTTTAACGTCTCCAGTGTTTGCAGAGTTATCTCCTGCGGCTTCAATTACTGGACAGTTGCTAGAAACAAATACGTCAATGCCATATAGGTTTCCAATCTGACCATTCTTAACGCCTCGTCCGTCTACAAAGTCAGAAGACATGTAACGGTCAATACCCATAATAGCATTACGTAGGGAAGGAGGAACAACAAAGCATCGGTTGTCCATAGGAACATCAGCATCGTCCAATACCTGAATAGCGGCACGGAAACCTGCGTCAGTAAATACGTCAGCAGGAGCAACAGTGTCTACAGCATAAGCGCTAAGACCGTTACTTGCATCTATGAAACGAGAGTTAGTGTGAACATAGGAAGATCCATCACCATTTCCTAAAGACTTACCTAGGGCAAATAAGTCATTGTCAACCTGCTTGGCTAGAGCGTATCCTGCGTCACCAGTGTAGAACTGACGTAGAGAAGCTAGAGCCTGTGCTTCAGTGATGTCCTCAATTAGACGAGAGTATTCAAAGTGCTTGTTGATTGAAATTTGAATTTCGCTCTCAGTAGCATTCTGAATAGTTACAGCGGTGTTTTCTGCTTTAGCAGACGCAGAACCACGAGTAGGCTTAGGGACGTGAATAGTGTCACCTTTCTTGCCTGTCATGCTCATTTTCTTGACTAGGTTAGCCAATATTAGGTTAGATTGATAAGCCGCAATTACTTCGTCACTCCAAATCTCTGGAATAAAAGTAGCCGCGCTAGTGTTGTCTACTGCTCCGCCCATGGCGGGATAAGTTGATGTAGCCATAATACAAGTCCTTAAATAAAATTAATTAGTGTCGGACTCTCCCTTCTTGATAAGCTAGCATAATCTCATCGGATAATGACATGTATCGTTCAGGATCGTCCTTCATAAGTTTAATAATGTCTGAACGCCTGTAAACTTTCTTTGCCGACTGCTCTCCGCTTCCTCTAACATTGCCTGTGGATGCGGCCTTAATAGTGTCTTTGCGTTGTTGTTTCTCATTAGCGGCAGTTTGACCTACGACTTGCTGACGTTCCTTCCAGTTACTGAAAAGTTCATCTGCGGCCTCATAATCATACTGCTGATCTGCCTGTGCAAAAAGCTGTGTGCGAATCTTTGATCCTTTGATCCAATCTACGAATTTACTGTCCTTCAAAATATCCTGCATATCAGGGTGTCTAGTTTGAAGTTCATTCATTGCCGCAGTTTGTTTATACTGAGCAGATACTTGTTCTGCTTCCTTAATCTTAGGATGATTGCTAATAGCTCTTTCGACTGCCTTGTCAGGATCAGAGAAAAAGTCTACTTCGTCTTCAGAAGTTTGTTGCGGTGCTTCTGTGTTAGAGAGTTGTGTCTGTATATAGTCATCAACAACTTTACGTAATTCACCTACTTCAGAACTTTGTTTACCTAAGAGTTTTTCAGCTTCTTGGTGCATACGCACTATATCCGCTGTGCTCTTACCTTTGTATTTATCAGGAAGTTCCTGTTCTTCAAGTTCTTGTGTAGGTTGTTCATCTACAAGAGGTTGCTCTACTGGAGGCTCTTGTTTAGTTATGTCCGTTACGTCTTCAATTTTAGTTGTATCGTCTAAAGGTTGACGCTCATCTATTAGTGTTGCCATTATTAAACTCCGTGAGTAATCTCATTATGGAGGTGTATTATATGTAAGGGTTCGGTTAGGAGTTAGCCTTACGCTCTTTTTGAATCTTCCTTTCGCGGTCTCTCGCCCACTTCATGGTAGCACCTGCAAAGTCACCTGAAATAGGGTCTAAAAGACTGCGAACGGGAGATATGATTCGACTAGCCATTAACGAACAGTGAGGACATTCTATTTCAGTAGTTTTAGAATCTATAAACTTTTCAGTAGTATGTCCGTTGTCGCATCGGAAGTCAATTATTATAGCCAACTTAGATTACTCTTCAATAATTTCATCTTCGTTTTCTAGTTCTTCTTGCTCTTCCTCAGCCTGTTGCTTGGCTGTTTCTATTTGCGTCTCAAGATTCAATAGGTTAGCTATCATTGAAAGTTGTCCTTTTCTAAAAGAAAGGTCTTTCACATCCTTACAAGCTTCTATTGAATTGACCTGCATTGCATTTTGGGAAAGATCAGACATTAAGTTTTTCCAACCGTCTGTTCTAAACATTTCCTCAAAAGCTCTATAGAATTTTTCGAGTTCTTTATCTTCCATTACTGTTTCTCCTAAAGGACAGTTTATTAATTTAAAATAAAATATACTAAGTACATAGTATACTATATATTATAGCACATATAAAAGCAAATGTCAAGAACTATTTTCTATGTCTTGCTGTTTTTTTAGCTATTTTTTTAGGTTGTTTACTAAACTGTTTACCTTTAGCAGTGTCTGCTTTTTTCTTTCTTGATGTAGCGGCATATTCCTTAGTGGATAAAGCTTGTCTTGCTTTTTTAGGTAAATATCTTTCACCTGTAGCTTTGGAACCTTGGGTACTAGGTTTACCTGACTTAGTACCCCATTCTTCCTTTGTCCACTTTTTTAAACTTTTTTGTGACTTTTTAAGAGCCATTAGTTTCTATAACCTCCGCCGTTAGCTTTATATTCCTTTGCTAGCATCTGAGCTTTTCTTGCAGACCATTGTCCTGCCTTACCGCCTTTAGTTCCTGCTTTAATTTTATTAAACAAGTTTTTACGCATAGTAGGCTTAGTATAGTTACCTGCTTTATTAACTGTAGATTTTTTAACAGCCATGTTACTTTCTCTTCTTAGGAGTTTTCTTTTTATTCTGCATTTTTAAAGCGGCTATAGCTTCCTTAGCTCTTTTGTCGGACATAGGAGCACTAATTGCTTTTCTAGGCGCAGTTGCTTTTTTCTTCTTTTTTGCAGGTGGTCTTCCAACTTTACTACCGTATGTACCTTTACCGTATGGCATGATTATCTCCTGTTATGTTTTATATAGTATACAATGTATACTGTAGTGTACATTAAAATGTACATTCGCTACCATTTAGATTTATTTGCCCAGAATGCCGCAGACATTTTGCCTTTAGCAATATTTTTAGCATGACGAGCCTTAAAAGATTTACGTCTTGCTTTTTCCGATGCAGTCTTAGGGTTCTTACCTGCACCTGAAACACCTTGCTGTCCATAGCGAATAGTTTTTACTTTGTCTCCTTCCTTAGCTACAACTACGTGACTTTTAGTAGGGTGATTAGGGGTACGCTTTGGTTTGTTGTATCCACTAACACCAACTCTAGCTAGTCTTGGATCTTTAGCCATTAATTAGTCCTCTCTTTAATTGCTACTTCCCTCTCTTTTAGTAATTGCTCAGAAACTTTAAGTCTGCGTTCAAACTCACGGTCATCATTACTACCTTCCCGTATGTTTGTTGTTACTGCTTTGATTCTGTCAATTTCTAATTCCTGAGGAATAGCCTGTGCTTCCGTAGAAAGCTTTTGCGCCCTTGCTTGTGATTCAACGGCTTGTCCTTCCAACGCCGCTGTCTGAGAAGCTTGGAACGCTAACTGAGCTTGTTGAGCCGCTTGTTGTGCTTGTTGTGCTTCAGGATCAGGCTGATTAGCTTCCTGCAATGCCGCTATGAGTTCCTCACGATTACCTACGTTCATGTTATCAATAATAGACATGATAAGCTGTGGATACATTGGTGTATCAGGAGACATAGTTTGTAACAACTGTACAAGCTGTGTTACTTCGTATTCACGGGCAATAATACCTAGTGAACTGGAAGTGTGGAACTTGTAGTCAGCAACAGGGTACATTTCAGGATTAAACTGCATGTATCTGTGTGCGGCTTTAGTTACAAAAGGTATTAGGAAGGATTCTTGGAAATTAATTAAAGTACGCTTATGGCGCTTAATAATAGCACCTAAGCTCATTGAAATACCTGCGGCAGTAGAGTCACCGTTAATTGAACCTGCTATACCTGCGGAATCAATAGCACCTGTAGCTGTCTGTACCATTCTTTGTAAGGCATCAGCTTGTGCAAAACTAATTTGACTTACATTACCAAAGTTAAACGGTTGTATAACTTCATTAGGAGCACCATTAGTTAAAATAACTTTACCTGCACGTACCTCAGGTCTAGCACCTCTAGGCATCCTTGTAGCGTCCATAGCTAACATAGGGTGTATAGTAAGAGCAAGAGCATCTATTCTAGCTCGTATTTCAGCGTCTAACGCCTTTTGAGAGTTATACCCTTTCTCACATACTCCTCTACCCCAGAAACGGCTAGGAACGACATCCCAAGGGAATGCTATAATAGGTCTATCACCCATCATGTAAGGATTAGCTTCCGCTTTTAACAAAGTCCCATCATTAGCAATGACAACAATAGCTTCCACATAATAACTTTTGTTTTCCCCTTCCTCATCACTAACTAATGTAGCTATTTCCTCAGCTTCAGACTCCTTTTGAGCCATTTCTAGTAGATGTCTAGGTACAAAACCATAGTATTTAGTTAAACGTACTTTGTCCTCATCATGAGCTATTAGGTCTTGATCAGGCTCTATGTCAAAATCAGGAGCCGCCATAGTAACTTCTACATTTCTATAGATACCTTGTTCCTGTAATTGCTCAACTAAGTGTAAGGACACAAACTCATCCACTGCACAACCTAAGGCTTCCTCTACGGAAGTTGCTAAAGGATCTATTAGGAAGTTTTGTGGCATTACTGGACGTAGTTTAACGCAAGTCTTTTCCGTTATGTTGACACCAACTGCTGTTAGCTCCCCACCCATAACAGGTTGAGTAGCAGGAGCCATTTCTTTTTCTTCCTCAAGGACAATTTCAGCTATACCTGTACCAAAAACAGCGGAATTAAGCAAACACTCCGCTACACCTTTACGTATTCTATTCTTTTTAAAGTCTTTGTATAAAGTTTCACGTAAAAGCGCTATATCTTGCTTTTCTCTATCGTTTACATCGTCCTCAATGTCAAACCAACGGCCTCGACCAAAGGTTGCCTCCTCTAATTCAGCAACTGAGGACTCTACTGCTTGCTGTAGGGCAGGACTTATAATTTTAGAGCGTTCTGAGTCCCTAGTTCTGTCTGCGGAAGACCACTGTCCTCTCCACAAACGGTAA